ACCAGCCGTAATGGGTACAGAGCTATCAGCCATCAGTTACCACCCAACAGTGAACGAAGATTAGAAGGCCACGGCTTAAGTCAACGACAAGGTGATGCCACCAATGTTGATCTGGAACGTTTGCGTTGCAGCAACAACAATGGGCTGTCCGGTGAAGTTACCGAACCAGACGCGACCCGTACCAGCATTGTCGGTGAGATCAAACGACACGATCGACCAGTTGCCACCAGAACCGTTTGTCCACGACAAGGCTGAACCCGCTGGCAACGTGACGCTAGAACCGCTAGAAGAAGCAGTGGACGCGGTACCAAGAGCGGTACCACCCGCCGTATAACCCGTACCAGTGATCTCAGTGCCAGCCGCTGATGCTGTCGACGCTGTCGAGTTCAGGCGTACCTTCATCGCCGACGCTGAAATAGCCGTCCACGTACCAGGGATCCCACCCGTCCCGGTTGGGGATGTGCTGTTAAGAATGTTCGAGATTTGTGCGTTGGAGATAGCAGCCATCAGTTTTTCTTCTTTCTACGAGTTGAGTAGTTCAGCAACGTCAGAAGTCATTTCAGCGAAAACGACGGGACCAGAGTTGATGACGGTTCCGTCAGCGTCGATTATCTGCCAACCAATCTCCGTGACTGGTTCACTCATGGTTGTCCCCTTCCGTGATTCCTAGGTGAGCGTGTAACACGTCGATACGTGCATGTGTCGTGTCGTGTCGGTCCTTCGCGGTGCGTTCCGCTTCTCGTTGCTGCCACGCCAGCAGTGGTAACGCGACAAGTTGGACGATGCCAGCGGACACGTAAAACATGACGGGTTGCGCAGCTGTCCACACCAGTGGGATCAGCGACCAGGCAAGAGCCACACCAATGGCGATCTTCGTGGAAAACAGGCTGGCTATTTTCTCAATCAGGCGAGCCATAATGATCCAACCGGTCGTGGGTAGCGAGATGATCAATCAGTAACCGTTGCGTCGCGTCGACTTTCTTATGCAAGTCCGTGAGTGAGAGGCCACCGTTTGCGTTGGGTTGGATTTGTTCAGTCGATTTTTGGACTTGCTCGATGATGTCTTCACGCCAGTTTTGTAACTCGCGGCGCAGGATCGCGGTGATGAACCACGCGAACGCGGCGATGACAGGCCAGATGATCCCGACGTCTAACAGCCAGGTTGGGATTTCCATGGGTCACACCGACTCGTACACGCCATGAATGGTGATCGTGTTACCCGCTGCCGCAGTCAGGCCGACAGGGAGGGTGCCGCTCATAGGCGATATCTGTCCAGTTGTACCAACGGACTGGTAGTACAACAACATGTTTGCGCCACCCGTGGCCACGTGACCAACGATCGAATAGAGCGTGCTTCCGTTGTATAACAGACCAGGGAACGCTAAACGACCGGTGCCCGTTGCGGTGGTTGGAAGAGTGATCGTGTACGCGCCCGACCCAAACGTTGTCGTTGACCCGAACGAGATGACAACACGGAAGTACACGGTTTTCTCAACTTGCGTGTACGAGCCAACGATTGTCCCGTTACCAATCGCAGGGTTCGTTGCTGCTGTCCACGAGGGCGTGTACGAGGTTGTTGCACCGAACGCGTTCACACCGTTCACGGCACCGTTGATCGCAGCTGCTACACCTGATGTTTGCCCAGCTGTGACGGTTGAAGCGGGACCGGTATAAACACCCATGAGACTTACCCCTAGTTAGAGATCGGATACGTGTCGAGAACCCCATACGTGGCATCATCAAGGATTAATGCTCGTTGAACACTTGTCGGTGACAGCCATAACGTGGTCAACCAACGACCAGGGGAAACGTCATGTTCGATGGATTCGACGTAGTACGTGCCAGTGATCGTCGTGCCAGCGTTGCGCCGGTTCACGGTGACAACGTTCCCCAACTCAAGGTTGAGGACGGCCGGCCATAATGTTGGTGTCGACGACGGATTCAGGACAAGTTTTTCAACGCGAAACACGGGTTGCGCATACTTCGACGTCGCCCATTGCGCACGTAAAGCGCTGTCGGTCGCGTTCCGATAATCAGTGGAAATACTCAACGAGTTCGTGAAGTACTGCGTGACACTGGTCGCGTTCGTTGACGTCGCATTCGTACCCGTCACATTGTTAACGCTGACAGTGTTATAAATCTGTGTCGGGTCTAACGAGTACGCGATATCCTCATACGGAAGTTCACCGGCACCATCACCGAACGTGTACAAGCTTGTACCGATAGAACGTCGTGTTTGACGGTCCTGAACAACGATGTTCCCGTCATTACCAATGAAAAAGTTTCCATCCTCAGTGGTCACGGATTGTTCAATGAGGCTTTTGATGGACTTCCCAGCCCACCCAGACGCGTTGTATTCGGCGGATTGTCCACCGTGCCCGGACGTGTTCTGGTCGTCTAACCTTGGTGACCCATACCCAAGCCACGCAGCCGTGTCAAGGATTCGCTTGATGCGACCCTTACCCGTGGAGGATGCGGAGTTATAAATCGTTGGCTCACCATTCCACCCTGTGCTGCCCCCGTAATACAGGTCTGTGATCTGCGTTTGATTCAGCACGGATGACCATATGGCGATGTCGCTGATCGTCGCGTTGGCAGAATTTGATGAACTGCTCAAATCTAGATAAAACTGGACCTGGTTGACTGGTGCTGATGTTAACGTGCCCGTTGTTTGGACAACTTGAACCCCGTTGACGAACAGTGTGATCGTGCCGGTGCCAGCGGTGATGGACGATGTGACAACGAGGTCTAACGCTTGGCCTTTAGCCGTTGACACGTATGTTGTGGACACAAGGTTGGTGCCGTCATACGCAACGGGGATAATGTCAAACCCTGTTGATGCGGAGTCAGGGGTAATCAAGATCCACACAGAACCGCAATTGAGTCCAAACTGTGGGCTGGTCGTCGAATTGTTGTAGTACGACACGATTGCTCGTACCGTGCACGCGGTCGTTGTTGCTGCGCCACCCACATATGTGCTGAGCGATGGGGACGTAGAGTTCGGTGCTGAACCAGAAACAAACGCGCATGTTTGCCCATCAGCAAAACCTAACGGGCTTGTGTAACCGAACGTGAACGGTAACGGGTTACTCGTCCACGTGAACCCACCCGCTCCACCGTACACGAGCTCGTTCAGTGCTCCAGGGAACGATGGGCTTGTATCGTTCAACGGGAAATAGACCAGGGGAGAATATAGGAGGACGGCTTGTTGGCGAGCCGCATTTTGCACGTTAGCTTTCGCGATTAACGCCATCGCATCAACGCACGTTAACTGTCGGACACCTCGATAACCAGCATTGTCCCATGCAACTGGATACCGTTCGATGTACCCGTTGAAAATGTTGTACGTCGTCCCTGACCAGGTCGCGGTGATCTGGCATTGACGGTACGGTGCCAGACTGTTTGAACCCGAGTTAAATGGTGATGTCGTGTTGGACGGGTTCAAATACTCGCCGAAGTCAAACACATCAATATTAGCGGTACCCGCTTCAACTTTGCCGAGCTCGTATTGACGGCCACGTTTCGTGCGGAACCCTGCCACGGTCGTTGTTGTGCCGGATTGCAACGATGACCAGGTTTGAACGCCCGCATTCGCGCCATGCTGAAAATCAGCGTTCACGTTGATCGTGGGCCAGTTCGGGTTAACCATGATTACGCCAACCCTGTGGCACCGTTACGCGCCCGATACCGTTGCGATTGGCGGACCGCTGACGAGTGCAACTGTGACCCGTCCAGGTACACGTTCACGTGAGACGTTGTCGATGATGAGGTCGTAATCGACTGGGTTTGGGGCGGGTTACGCGGAGCTGATGAGACACCAACGGAACGACCCGCAGCTGTCGCAGCTGTCGTCACACCAACGCTGGGGGATGATCCACCACCACCCATGTGGAAGATACCCGTGATCGAATTCCACAATCCTTGAACGACGCTGATCACGCCACCAATCGCGGATCTAATCCCGTTGATCAACCCGTTGATGATGTTGCTACCCAACGTTTGAAATTTCCCAACCCACCCCGAGATGACACTCCAGATCGAGTTCCAAATGTTTTGGACCAGGCCACCGGTGATCTGGTTCATGTACTTCCAAATGGACATGAACGCGTCCTTGATATTTCCCCACGCACCGGACCAGTTACCGGACAAGACAGCCATGACAGCGCCAATGATGTCTTTGATCACGTTGATGTACGTGGTCACGTAACCTTTGATTGCCGACCAGACAACGGTGATCACGGACATGAGACCGTTAAAGGCGCGTTTCCAGAAATCCCACAATGCTTGTGTGACAGTTTTGATGCCATCCCACACTTTGACGACACCATCATGGAACCATTTGAAATGATTCCACGCGTACACGACCGCGCCCACAAGTAGCGCAATGATGCCAATGACGATCAGTAGTGGCGCGTTGACGACAGCCCACGCAGCTGCGGCAGCAAGCCCTGATGCGACCGCAGCAGCTCCCGCAGCCACATATTCAGCGATCGTTGCAGCCGCCCAAAACGCGACACCACGAATCATCCCCAATTGGGTGACCGTCCACGTGGCAAGAGTTTTCGCGGCTGACGATTCAGCGATCATCGCCGTTGTTTCCATCAACCCTGAAAACACCATCAGCGCAGGACCAGCAACCATCAGCGCGGGACCGAACTTTTGACCGAATTGAGCGATCGTGTCTGACGTTTTCGCTTGCAGGATGCTCAACTTGCCACGGTAATTGTCAACACTGACGCTGGCTTGCCCATCTAACTTTTTCGACAATTCAGCGAGCGCATCCGTGCCAGCTTTCGTGTGGTCTTTCGTTTTCCCCATGGTGATGCCGTATTGGGCAAGGGTGCGTCCACCCTTACCAGCCATGATCCGATCAACAAGCCCAGCAGCATCAGACAAGCTGATATGTTGCGCAGCAGCTAAATTCGCGACAAGCCCCATGTTGGCAAGGGCTTTCGCTGGATCATTCGTGGCTTGCGTCATCTTCCGTAGCGCTTCCTGCGTATCCGCAGCACCATGCCCGAAGTTCTCTTGAGACTTGATCGTGTCTTCGATCTGCCCCGCGTAAGTTTCCCAATCAGCGCCCGCGTTCGTCACAGCTTGTTTCAACTGGTCAGCGGCCTGCTGATCACCCGACCCCGCTTGAGTGACTAACGCGCCCACAGCAGCAGCCGCACCACCCAAACCAGCGACCTTCGCTGCTGCACCTTTCTGCGACAATGTTTCAAACACGCCACTGATCTTGTCGGCTAGATCAGCGAAATCACCACCAACCAGACCAACAGCGTTATGCCACACGCCCCGGAATGCTCGTGATGGTCCCGCACCCGCCTCACCCAATTTCCCCAGGTCTCTGGACGCTCGATCAACACCAGCTTTAACGCCGGCGGAGTCGACGGTGAGCTTGACGACTGCGGTTCTTTCAGCCCCAGCCATCATGCCCCCTTCGTGATAGCGTCAGCGATCGCGTCGGCGAGGGCTTCAGCGAACTCGGTCAAATGTGCGTCGCGTGCTGGTAGCAAATACGGGCGTGTGGGTTGCAGGATGTACCCGTTCGGTGCCACGTTGTTGCGAGTCTTGTTCTTAACTCGCTTACCGAAAAGTAAATGTGAGAATTGGGTGGGGTTCGCGCGGTCCCCATGTCCTTGCTCGTAGTAGTACGCGTGTGGTGCTGCATTGCTGCCAGCGGGCGCGGATTGGATGTATACCCCTTTCACACCACCCGTCACCTTGATCGTGTTCGGGATGCGTGATGACCAGGACGCTCGAGCTTTCGCATCGTTCTTGATCACATCAGCGGCTTTACGCATCGCAGCACCAACCCGACGACCTGACGTTTTATCAAAAAAGTTCAGGTCTTTGATTAACGGGCGAAGATCACTGATGTCGACGCGCAGATCATCAGCCATGAGAATCCAATCTGCTACGAGCTGCCTGTTTGGCTTCCTCACGAACGAAATGATCAACCTGGTTCACGTACCCGAGGTAATCAGCCCACGACATGGAATCTTGATCGCGGGGTGTTAACCCGAAGTGGTAGGTGATTGCTACGAAATACTCGTCTCGGAGTTGTCCGAAATCGTGGTTGGGGATTCGACGGCCCCGTCGGTAGGGTTTGCGTCCACCTCGTTGACGAGTTGTTGTGCGGCTTCACCGTAGGCTTCTAAGAATTCGACGATGGACCCGTCGACGTCGTCGATGCGTTCCTGGTATCCGTTTTGTTGACGGACAAGCCACATCAGAGCTTGGATAGCTGTCGGGTTCATCACGGTGAGCGCGTCCGCGAAATCCCGAGGCCACATCAGACCGGTCTCGTTGGTGACGATCTTCGCAACACTGACAGTCACGTTCCGATCGTCGTAATACCAATCACGGCCTTGCCAAAATATTTTCATCGGTTCCCCTTCGATTGTGCTGGTTTAGGCGTAAGTGCCTGACGGGTTCGCGTTCTGGATGGTGACCTTGATCGGCGAGTATCCAGCACTAGCGCCAACGTCGGTCGCGTTTGCCTTCGCACGGTACGCAACTTGGATTTCTGCGTAATCTTTCGTGCGGATCACGTCAGCGGGCGCGTACACGACACTGGTGCAGTGCAACAAAACCTGCGTGTTCGTGTTCACGGTCGCCGCGAAATTCAGATCGAGGGATGGCTTCGTCACGTTCAAGTAACGCAGGAGTTCTGTTTCGTCTTCAGCGACGAACGTGAGGTTGCCGGTCACATCAACAGGACCTGAGAACAACGAGTACGGGGCTTGTGTTCCGTCCGCCGAATGAATTGGCGTGATCGGTCGCTTAATGCTCAGATCACCCATCTGAACAGTGGTCACCGCTGATCCACCGATCGTCACGGTCGCGATGTACGCAGGCGTTGGGACGAGCGTTCCAAACGTTTTCGTTGGTGCACTCGTCGGTACGAGGGATGACGAGTTCGCGAGCGTTTTCACGTCATACGTGAGCGCACCAGCCGCATCAAACTTGAACGTGAGCTCGGTGACACCCGCGCCTGGGAAGTATCGTGCACCGGACGTTGCGCCGAGACCGGAATAGTCCGCGATCGTGTACCCCTTCGGCTGACCGGTTCCCGTGTTGAGGACGCTGAACGTGTGCGTGTACGGGTTTGATGCGCCCGTCGTGGCAACGTCCGGAAGGATGCTGGCAAGCCAGAAACCAATGGAATCTGGGAACACGTGACCGGTCGCATCCCATGTTGACCAGGTTGGTCCTGGTGTGCGGTCGTACAAGCTGACAAGTGATCCACGTAGACCCGTATCGTCAATGAACGTGATCTCGTCGTGTGCCGTAATACTTGTGAGCGGGATCGACGCGGTTGGTGTGACAGCGGTGCCACGGGTCGTTTCTTTGGCGATCCCGATATAGGACCTAGAACTTGGGATCGGCATTACGACTCCTCAACTAGTGGGGCTGGGGTGGACGTGGCTTTCGCTTGTGTGACGGGGCTGAAGCCTGAGTCGACGGCTTGCTGTTCATCAGCCCAGAACCCGTCAGGAATTGTCACGGTTGTTCCTGGTTCGACAACGAGGCCGATATCTGGCAGGACAACGGTCGCGTCAATGGTGCGCGTGTATTCAGGCATGACATTTCCTTAAATGTGGGACCAGCAGTGAACGTTGACGGTGGCAGTGACGTGACGACCGACGCGGGGCGTTGATATCCACTCGGACATGAGATCGTTGGATTCAGGCCACGCTTCAATGACCGCACCGTTAAGGGTGAGATCAGCGCGGATCGCTGTTTCAACAGCTGCGATAAGTGTCCAGGCGCGGGTTTCAACGTCGACAGCGTTATCACCACCACGTAGGACACGGATCTCAACGGGTATGACGTAATCCTCACGTAAGTACCCGTACCCACCACCACCGACCATTTGGACGCGGGTCAACGTGCGGTTTGCGACCTGCATGATGTAGATCGCCTCGTCTAGGGGCAGGTTTGCTTGTGGCTCGCCACGAACAATCCCGAACGCGTAACCGCTCGGTGTTTGGTTCGCGGTCTGATTGGTGATCGCGGTCAACAAGTTCGTGACAGCGGTGGGAGCGGTCGACACTGCCATGGTCAGGCCACGGATGGGTGTCGACGGTTCGGCATGAGCAGTTCACGGACCACGTTCGGCATGAAGAAACCGATAGGCGCTGATGTTGGTAGTTGGTCATCAACGACGCTGGCGGTCCCGTTGGAGAACAAGCCAGACCCGCCGAGGTCGGATCGTTGGAAGTGAATATCGATGAGCCGTAGGGCAGCTTCTTTCACGTTCGCTGGCACGGTTAACTGGCCAGCGGTGTACGTGACAAAAACTTGGTTCGCGCCTGGTGGGAATGGGGTCACGCCACCACCGACGGTACGGCGAACAATACGACCAGCCGGTTCAAACGTGTACGAGTAGATCGTGCCCAAGTCAGGCGTGGGGACTTGTGTCAACACGTAGGGGACAGGGCCGCGGTATTCAACAACACTCAACACGTCCACGATCGGACGGTGACGCAACGAGATAAACCATTGCCCACCGTCATACGTTTCTTCCTGATAGACGCGTTGCAAGATCGGGCCAGTCACGTTCTCAATGGCGACGGTGCACGCGTCCAACAAGCGTAGGAGTCGAGCGTCGAACGTGACATCGTTCGGGTCCATGCGCAGGTGGTCGCGGATCTCTTCCAAGCTGACCAGGCGTGACCCACCGGTCGTGGATAGGTCCTCTTCGATGCTGACGCTGCGGTATCCACGTTGCGGGTACCGTTGCACGGTTCCGTCGTTCCACGTGACGAGCCATTCAGCGTCGAACCTGCCCGCAATATTGGTGTCTTGCGCGGTGAACGTGTACGACACAGCACCTGATGCGGCGCCTGTGATCGTCCCTGTCGCTTGAACTTTCGGTAGGGCTGATGTTTGTGCACGCATCACAAACTGAACCGACGTCGCGGTTGTCAGGTTCACGATGGACCCGTTGATGTCGGTCAGCGTGTCCGTGAACGGCGTATGCGTGTCACCCTTTTTGATTGTGAAGCCGACGGCCATGCGGTGACGCCTCCAAAATCAGGTTAAGGATGTGGTCTAACTGGTCTCGGGTTCCGTGCGCGTAGAACGCTTCTATTGCGTTCTCAAGATGTGGATCGGATCCACGCACGAGTGCTTCTTCAAGCTGTAGTGCGACGACGTGCCCGAGTTGGGCGGGTTGTCGTTGCAACCTCATCAACGGTCACCGTTGCCGGATCGTAGTCATCCCTTGTGACGCCGTGACGCGTCAAAGCCTCTTCACACTCACGAACCATGCTGGCATCACCAGATTCAACGGCTAGTTGTCGTATTTGGAGGATTCGACGCGTCACGGCGGTCAGCATTAGGACAGGAACACAATCGGGGTTGCAGCCTGCGCTGATGGTGATGCGATTGTTGACGGTGCAGTACCCGTGAGCGCTGAACCGTGCGTCACAGCACCCATGCCGACGGGGGAGTTCGTGAAGAACTTGTACCCAACAGCGGTAGCAACGCTGACAGTGGCGAGCGATGGGACGGTGGTCGCCTTGACCATGATTGAGGCGTACAGGTAACCGTTTGGTGCGTTCGTCGGTGTGACGAGGATCGGTGAAGCCAACGTCCAGGTGAACACGGCAGACGCAGCGATCGCACCCGTCGTGATGTCGGTGGACTGTGCTAGGAGCGCTGGCGTACCGATACCCGAGTAGAGAGCAGCGAACGAGTTCGTCGGCGTACCTGCAGCGGTAGCACCAACAACGACACTGATCTTCGTGATCACGTCACCGTACTCAACGGGGACAGGAACAGCCGTGCACACCTGAGTGGTGAGAGCTGCGGACGTATCAGCAAGACCAGCAATACCCGTGACGGCAGCGTTGGTCCGGTACGCGATGTCCGACTGGGTCGCGTTAACGGGCTGGCCGAGGTACGACCAGACAGGGTTGGTTACGTGGTAACGACCACGAACAAGATCAGCCATGATGATTCCTTCAATATGAGGTGAACGCCTGCCATTAACGCTTGGCTCGCAGCGTGAACGACAACCAGCCCACGCAAACTCGTGTGTGGGCTGGTTGTCAGTTCAGGTTTAGAACGCTGGCGCTGCCAGACCGGTGTTACCCGTGAGGATGGAGATCGACGGGGCGAAACGGTTCGGCATGAACGCGGAGTACTGGTACACCTGGTAACGGATCTGCAGGGTGCCAGACAGGATCTCGGGGAGTGCACGGAACCGTGGGGTTCCCTCCCACAGGATCAGGTCAGATGCCTTCATGACGATGACCGCATCAGCGGTACCACCGGTGACGGCGGTTCCGTTCATGGTCGTTGGCACGTTTCCGTCCTTCAGAACCGTCAGACCAGCAAGTTCACCGGCTGCGCCTTCTGGCTGATTCGGAACGTCAGCACCCAGAGCGTTGAACTGTGGGTACGCGACGAACAGGGGACGGTACTGCGAGTCAACAGCGGAGTAACGCCACGAGTTCACGCGACGTGGGTGAGCGATGATCGTGTCAGCGGCAGCGATACGCAGCGTCTCAATCTGGTTCACACCGTTCAGGATCGAACGGTACTGAGTGCCCGAGGTTGAGTTGTCAGCGAACGTTGCTGAGGAGACGGTCACGTAGTTTGAGTTGGTGATGCTCGTGTTGCTCGTTGCGCCTGGAACGTTCAGGATTCCGAGGTGCTGACCGTTCGTACCCGTGCCGGCAAGGATCTGGAAGTCCAAACGCTGGTACAGGTCACGCATCAGATCATCAGAGATGACACCATCGAGCTGGAGTGGTGACTGCTCGAGGAGCTGCAAACTGATGTCTTCCTGACCGCTCAGCGTGCGAACGCTTGCGCTGATGGTGCTGGTCTGGATGTCCTGTGATGCGACAGCACCACCCTGAGCTGCCTGCACGCCGGTCAACGATCCGACGGTGATCTTCGGCAGGTTGATCACGTCGATGCCTGGCGGCAGTGGACGGTTCTGGACACGGTTCGCGGTTACACGATCAGGACGAACGAACGGTACGAACTGACTCACGAGCCAGAGCGGTGGTACGAATTCGCCGCCTGTTCCAAACGTGGTGTTCGGGTTCACGCGCTTTTCAACCGAGCCACCCTCGTTGGAGATGAACCCATCGAAGTTGCGCTTGGTGGCCTCATCAGCCTTACGCATTTCGACGTTGAACTCGCGATCGTTGCGGGCCATACGCTCAAGAGCGGCGGTAGCATCGCCACCACCGAGACGAGCAGCAGCCGCCGCAATCGTGCCGAGGTCTTGGAAGTAGGAGCCGCCACGCTTGTTGTCTGGGTGGTACACCTGTGGTTCGCTGGTCACGTGCGCGACCGGCTCGTGTCCGCGTACCTCATCAACAGGGGATTCGGCAGCAGCTGCGCCAGCCATAGCCTTAGCGGCCTTCGCTTCACGCTCAATCTGCTTACGGTATGACTTGATGGCCTTATCGGACTCATCAATCTTCTTGGTCAGCTTCTCAAAAGCGCGTTCCTCGTCCTCGTTGAGGGCGGTGCGGGATTCTGATGCTGGAATGCTGACGACCTTATCCAGGTCGGCTTGTAGTTCTTCACGCCGCTCGATGGCAGCGTCGAGCAGTGGCTGCAACGCAGACATTGTGACTCCTTGGACTGGTGAAAAAGGGGTGGAGGTTTTTACCA